CGTGTTCCGAGGTTCACGTCCATATCAGCGAATGAATCTACCCAGGAAGTGACAATTCCTTTTGTTTTCTCTCCCTCTTTCTCTACGCCGATGTTATATCCCTCTACGGAATATGCACCTAATCGTTTGAATACTCTGGACGGAGAGTTAATATCCAGCTTGTCTTTGAACCATGAGATAATACTGCTGCCCCACGATTCAATGTTGTTCTTACAGGTAGAGTACAGATTTCCTATACCGTTCTTAAAACCATCTACCACATTTTTTGCAATGTCATACCACTTGTCATAAGAACAGGTATTTGTGAACCACGTTTTTACATTAGAAGCCCATGTTGTAATGTTGCTCTTACAAGTCGTATAACTGTTTCCGATTTTCGTTTTGAAGCCGGAAATAATATTCTCTGCATAGGTACTCCACTTAGAACTATTGATGCCTCCAAAACCACTATCAGAGAACCACGTTTTGAGGTTTGAAGCCCATGTTGTGATATTGCTTTTCGTATCTGTGTACGACAGTCCTATTTTGTTCCTGAATCCAGTTATGATATTTCCTGCATAAGTGGTCCATGTGGCATTGTTGATATTTCCGAATGAAGATCCAGAAAACCAATCTTTCAGGCTACTCGCCCAAGTAGTAATGTTGTTCTTTGTGGTGGTATAGGTGTTTCCAACCTTTTCCCGGAAGCCGGAAATGATATTGTTTGCGTAGGTCTGCCAAGTATTGCTATTGATGTTTCCAAAGCCGCTGCTCGTATACCATTCCTTAACTTTGCTCGCCCAGGTTGTGATGTTATCTTTTGTAGTGGTGTATGCGTTACCCACCTTTGTTTTGAAACCAGTGATAATATCATTTGCGTAGGTGGTCCATGTACCGTTGTTCACTCCGCCGAATGAAGAACTATTAAACCACTCCTTTGCCTTTGAGGCCCATGTGGTAATATTGTCCTTGGTCTGTGTATAGGCATTTCCCACTTTCGTCTTGAAACCGGAGATAATGTCATTTGCATATCCGGTCCATGTTTCCATGTTGACCCCACCAAATGATGAATTGTTGAACCACTCTTTGGCCTTAGCAGCCCAAGTCGTGATGCTGTCTTTCGTGGTGGTATAAGCATTGCCTATCTTGTCCTTAAAGCCGGTTATGATGTTCTGACCGTGGGTTTCCCAAGTCTCTTTGCAAATCTTTCCAAAACTCGTGCCCGAGAACCAGTCATTGACCTTTCCGGCCCACTCCGTAACTTTTGCTTGGCAGTCTGAGAATTTCTTTCCGATGCCTCCATTGAAAGCAGTGACAAGATTGCTTCCAAGTGTGCTGAATACGGTTGAATCGGATGAACCACCTATGCCAAATATTCCTTTGACAACATCTGTCACATTTCCGAAACAACTCAACGCTGTCTGCAATGGTGCCGGCAAAAGGGATTTAGATATTCCACCAAGCAAGCCACTGACTATTTTCTCTCCGACAGTATTTATTTCTCCATCATCAGATCCAATTCCAAACTTCTTAGATATTCCCTCTACAATGCTTGTTTTCAACTGGTTCCAAATGGCGGTCCATGATACCCATTTGAACAAATTCTTGAACGTCCACTTGGCTGCAAATACCTTAAAGACTGTTTTGAGGATTGTGTCCCAGTCAATCTCGGACATTGCCGTTCCTACGCCCTTTAGAAGTTCGTACCAATCTACCTCGTCTATCAAAGTGTTAATCAGTGTGCATACACCAGATATAAGGGAATTGATTGTGCCTCCGGCTTCTTTCCAGTCGATAGTCTTAACTGCCTTGTTTATCGCACTCGCAAAGTCACTTCCGATTTTCTTGAAATCTATCTTTGCAAGGAATTTTCCAAGACCGCTGAAAAGTGTCTTGATGCTGTTGCCAAGCGTTGTGCCTACGAGATTCCAGTCAATCTTCGTAATTGCGGTATTTATATTTGTTCCAAGTCCCTCACAGAAAGTATCGAAACCATCTTTGATGGTATTCCAATCGAGTTTTTTCAGTGCTGTGTTGACACCGTTTGCAAAGTTCGTAGCAATATCTTTCCATGGGAAAGTCTTTGAGAAATTCAGTACGGCAGTAAATACACCATTTGCAAAACCGGCGAATGTTTCTCCAATGCCAACATAATCAATTCCGGCTATTGCATTGCCAAGCAAATTGCCGATTGCGGTTCCGAGTGAAGCCCAATCCAATCCGGTAACGAATGTCTTTGCAAATAGAATCGCTGAGTTTATTGCATTGGAAATTGCTGTTCCAATTTTCTTCCAGAGATCTTCTGTCTGCAGGGCAGCGTTGATTGCATCTACGATACCCTGCGCAAGTCCCTTTGCGGTTTTATTTATCAGAGTCCAGTCAAGAGTATCTAATGCACCAATGATAAGATCTGCTATTGCCGTTCCGAGACTGCTCCAATGGAAGTTTTCTACAAATGAATCAACGAACTCAAATGCAGAGTTAATAGCTTGCGCTATTGTCACGCCTATTGATGTGAACAATCCAGGAGTTTCAAGGAAACCATTCAGGAATGTCGCAATGCACTTCGCAATCTTTCTCAGAGATGCTTTGATGCCGTCCCACTGAATGTTATCGAGGGCTTCTTTCAGTTTCTCCCCGAACATTCTTCCTACATCGTAGAAATCAGCTTCATCCCAAGCATCCTTAATCATCTGTGCAAGATTTTTGTACTTATCCGCAATCTCGTCTGTTTCATAACCGCTTCCATCGGCTCCGCTGTTGCTTCCACTGCCGCTTTTATCATCACTTAGGATGTTAAGCTCATCTATGCCGGTGGTAAGGTTCTTTGCCGCCTTTGCAGCACCATTTAAGGAATCTGTATAATCTTTATTCTGTTTTATTGCCTTGGTATAGAACTTCTTACCGGTGAGTGCTGAGAAGAACTGTGCCAATGCGTTTGTTGCTGCAACGAGCTTCTGAATCAGATAATCCAGAATCGGAGTAACTACATTCAGTATTGGCTCAAATGCAGTTGTCAGTGATGCTCCAAGCTGTCGCAAATCGTTGTAGAGCAGATTTACGTTTTTGTGAAACTCTGTTCCGGCTCTTTTTGAATAAATAACAAGGTTATCGAATCCTGTTTTTACGAGTTCAAATAGGTGTGTAAACATTGAACGTAATAACATGAACGTTCCAAGTCGGATGATTGAGCCGAGTTTCTTTGCAAATGCACCAGATTGTTTTTCTGAAAATCCAAGGCTTTCTCTCACTCTCTTTTTGAGTTCCTTGAATTTGTTTATAATTGCAGCAATCCCAGAACGGATTTTGTTCACTACCGTTTTCACGGCAGAAATGATTTTTTGTGTCTCGTTCTTTACAGCATTTGCCACTTGCCTTACCGCATTGATGATTGCAGTAAGGATTGTCAGGATAATACCAATAATCGGTATCGCCGCCTGAACGGCTTCAAGACCTACCGCCATAGACTGGAATCCGGCATTTGCCGCCATGCCCCCGGTTTCAATGGCCGGAAGAATTGATGCAATTCCACTTAATATAGAAGAAAAGGTTCCAAGTCCACATTTCTGTGCTGCATCCCCTATGGACTTAATGGACTTTGCCACATCCTCCATATTCTTAGGAGACTGTGAAACCGTTTCCTTGAACTGCTTAAACTGTTCCTGTGCCTGTCTGAGACCATTCACAGCTTCCTCATACTGACCGGTATCAAACCGTATCTTTCCACTCTCCATACCGCTGACAGTGGCTTTGTACTTATTGATCTGGTCTATGAGTTCCTGAATACGTCTATTAGCCGGATTTGTGTTTGCCTGATTGAGACTTTCGTTTAAGTTTGTCTGTCCGGCTGCTGCACTTTGTCCGGCAGTTCCGAGGTTGCTTTCCTCTTGTGCCAACTGACTTGCCGCTGATGCGGCACCGTTCATTGCTGCCTGTGCCTCTTCTGATGCAGTCGCAACGCTTTCTGTGGCTGCCGCTGCTTGCTGACCGTTCTCCAAAGGCTGTACACGTCTCTGTGCCCCCTCAGAATCAATTCTGATGCTGACGCGATTATTCGATCCGAGGTTTCCAAGTGCTGTGCTGACTTCCTTTACAGTAGCCGCAACCTCTTTTAATTTCGCCGTATCAACTCCTGACAGAGACTTAATGGATGATGCAATGCTTCTCATACCACTTCCGGCATTTTTAAGATCATCTCCAACGCCGGAGAAACCACGCATTACATCAAGAATCTGTTTTAACTTTTCTGTATCTAATCCCTCAGTGATTTTCTTCATTGAGGCAAGAGCTTTTGTTACTTTATCAATACCACCGTCTGCCTTATCAGTGGTGGCTTCTATTTCCAATAAAATGCTATCTACTCTGTTATCAGGCATTTTGCCACCTCACTTCGTAAAACCCTGTCCGTGGGTGGTATTGTTTGTCCGTAAAATAAGAAAACATGGGGAACTGCGCCGGACTTGCGCTGTTTCGGTTCGTCAACCTATCCCCATGTAATCAGCTACTTTTCTCTTCGCTGTCTCAATCGCTTATTATGTTCTGCGGCAAAGGCAGCGAATCTGTCTGCATCCGTCATTTTTGCTCCCGGCGGTGCGTCCTCTGTGCTGTTCATGCTTCTTGGTTGGCTTGGGTATGCCGGAGCATTTCTGCCAAGGAAGATTGCCATGGCATCTACGACATACGAACCAACGGACCACGCCAACGTATCTAAGGCTGTGGCCTGTTCTTTCGCTTCCATTTCTCTCTTCTTTTGGAATGGTTCTAATTTCGTAGGGTTCAATGTCCAAAAGGTCTCATAGGAAACTCCATAAAGGAGAGCGTTGGGAAGCCAAACTTTATTGATAATCTCTGTAAATGTTTTGTATTTACTGAGATCTATTTCCTCTACTCTGTTGCCGCCTTGGTTTTCTTTCCTCCGCTCTTCGGAGGTTCCTCGGCTTCCTCGCCAAAACCCGCGGTTTTCATTGCCTCCGTAAAGGCTTCCATGACTTCATCCATGGAGCCACCATACTTCAAATGTTCGCTCAGTATCTTTCCGGCTTTTGTAAGATCCTTTGTGCCGGTAAGGACTGCGATGATCGCTCTGATTGTCTTAAAAATCTTCATGTTCTCTCTGGTATCATCATCCAGAAGTCCCATTACATCTACATCGTGATCTTCCAGATCACACATAAGGTTTGTAAAATCGAGATCTGCTACTTTAATCTCTTTAGGTCCATTCGCTGTCTGTAAAATCATACTTATTAACCGTCCTTTCGTTAATCTGTCCTATTTGTACGGCAGAGGATTATTCCCCTGCCGCTGCTTCACTTTTTCACGCTGTTACATAATGAAGAGCCTCTTCGCCCTCATCAGTAATGGAGAATGACATTTCTCTCGCATTGTTGGAAGATCCGCTTGTCGGATATACTGCCATAACACCGGCCCACTCCCATTTGCCGTCAACACCCTCTTCTCCAAACCATAACTGGTATTTATCAACTTTTCCTGCTTCCTGCAGATCCAAGAGTTTCTTGTAATCAGCTTTCTCATACCATGCTTTGAAAGCAAGATCCCCTGTGTCCTCGATACCGTTAATGGTTCTTTTCTTCGTATCGGAAAGTGTTGTAACATCGAGTTTTTCCTTTTCTCCGCCGAGATCCGGGTACTCAGTAATGTCGATCAACTTCTCAAATGTTCCTGGAGCATCTGCTTTCTCGTGCATGAGATATGTCACATTTGTACATTTTGCCATCTTCGTTCTACCTCCTTGTGTTTTCCTTTGCCTAAGAGGTAAAGCCTTGAATTTATTAAAACCACCGGCAGACACCAGGCGAGTGCTTTTCGGGAGCGACCCTAGCCGATGGAGTTAATCATGTTTCCAATTTTGAGAACCGAGTAAGGAATTGTGAAATGGAAGTATCGCTTATATTCTCCACAGGGGAGAAGTAGTCGCAATGAAATCCAATCCCTACCATATATTCCCTTGCGGAATTTGCTAACTTCCGCACTTCTGAGGCGGATTTGTTTGAATAGAATTTGACTTCCAATCCAAGATTGATACCGTCCTCTGTATTTGAAAGTGTGGATAACGCTCCGTCTCCGCCTATCTGTTTGAAATACATATAGGGGAATGACGGTGGTGTAGCTTTATACACCTGTCCTCCTTTCAAACTGCTGTATTGTTTCTGCAAGTCTTTCAGGAGGTTCGTAAAATACAAATTCACATTGTCCTTAACCATCCTTGAATACCTCGCTTGCTATTTTTTGTGTTTCTTTCCTCAGATATTGTGCCGTCTCATACATGAATGGTCTTGACGGCATACCCTCTGTAAATCGCCATGTGCCATCATCAGCCGGATAATACCAACCCTCTCTGCCGTCTTTCGTGGTAAAGATTGTTGCCCCGGAATTGTACGCCCAGTTCATTATTGCCTTGTACTCTTCACTTGGGTGGGAACTGTCCCTGCCCTTTACACCAGTACCAAACTCAATGTACTTGCAGTACCCTCCAGCACTTATGATTCCAACTCCCTCTGCCTCATCCAGATAACCGATAATGGAAGATCTTGCCGTACCGGTATCAACCGGAACTAACTCCTGTGCCTTTTCAACTCCGAGGTCTGTAAGTCTCTGTATAAGTTTCTCTGCGCATTTGTGTATACGCTCTTTCCGCTTTTCCAGTTTCTTAATAGCCTCATCTATGCTGTCCGGGTCAAAGGGATTGATCGTTATTTTGTCCTGCATGGATATTCCCCTTAATCTTCCGTATCGCCCATAGATTCTGTTGCAAATCATGTTTCGGGCAGACACATATATAATCCGGTTCTGTATCTGTGGAACCGTCCTCGTTGAGAATAGGAACCACATCTATGAAGAGTTTTGAGTATTCATCAATCGGTAATTTCTGTACGGTTGATATGGTCTTGTCGTAGACAATATCTTTACCAAATGGGGAGTCCTCGGCATTTCCTGAGTTCGGACTTACTCTCGCAAGCACACGAACCGGATTTGAATACTTCGGTATGCTCTCCCCGGTAAGGTTGCCATCCTCGTCCACTTCATCCACCGTTCCGTCATAGGTCTGGTAATAAAAAGGGACTTGGTTCAATCTGAGGTCTTTAAGTCTCAGCTTCGGCATTGCCATCCCTCCTTAACAGACCGACATAGGTTTTGGGTGGGATCTTCGCCAAGGCCAACTCAATATCTTTCTTACCTGTCTGTCCCCAGTTCCAGGTAACTCCAAGTTCTGTGTGAGATACAAGTCCGCCCCTCGCATCGTCAGAGTTTATGGCTTTCGCCAAATCATAGATTTCAAACTCATACCGGTTATAAAATCTCTCCAACTCTGCCTCTGTCGGAATATCATCATCCGCCCAAAAGTGTTGATTTGCAGCCTGTTTCTGAGCTTTCACAAGGAGGACGGCAATTTGTTCGTCAGTGAGAGTTTCATCATCTAAAATGACTTTCAACAATTTAGCGTCCATAATCCGTCCTCACTTTCTTACCCTTGCTGAGTTAAAAACTCTGCGATCAGCTTTGCTTTTACGGTTTCTTTCATGTCATACCCACGTTCCGCTGCGATAGCCTTAATCTGTGCTATTGTCAGAGCGTTAAGTTCTTCCTCTGTGTACTTCTTGCCAGTAGCCGTCTCTTCTGAAACCGCATCCGCTGATGTGGAAACAGAAGAATCAACTACCTCGGAACCACCGTTAAGGGTATGACCTGTTATTCCCCCGTTGTACCGGCTGCCGTGATCTTGCTAGGAAGATCTGTGGAAATATTAGTGAACTTCGCACTCATCCACTCAGGACCGTGATCCAGACCGATCTGACCGAAGATCTGATAAGTTTCTCCTGCGCCTGTCTTAGCAAGCTGCTCTAAGAAGAAATTACCCTTACCAGGAACCATCTGATGAACAGGAGCCATGATGGACGGATCGAACAGAACGGCAGTACCGGCAGGCATGGTATCGAACAATGCGACTGCCACCTCTCCAAGAGGGGTAACTACGGTCTGTAACTTGATACCGTTTACTTCTCTTCCGAGAGGAACGATAGTCAGGTTGTTCTGCTGAGCGTCAAGGTTGAGCTGCAACATAGTGGTTGCATCTACACCGAGAACGATATTGTCTGTCTTTGCTCCCTGATCGTGAATGGACTTTAATCCCTCTGCTACAAGCCAGTAGGTAAGAGGTTTCTTTGCGAGATCGAGTATATTGGTTGTAATCGCAGTCAGAAGTCCTCTGGTCTGGTTTGCCTCTGCATCAGTAGTAGCTTTCGCATACTTACCATTGATGAAAGTGTACTCAATATCCTGTGCGATCTTCGCCATTCTACGAGATACCTGGAACGCAAGTTCATCCATAGGATTTGCCTGCTGACCGGCTACGTTGATACCCTGCAGTGTACCCATGTTGCTCTGCTTTCCATAAGAAATCGCTACGGACTTCTGGAAGATCTGAGTTACGTTGGTAAGCTGGCTTCTGGTTACAATTTCCGGCTGTGGAGCGGTAAGGGATGCTGTTTCAGAAATCTTAGGCTGTTCGCCTGTTTCTGTGTTGTACTCCTGACCGCAAGTAAACTCTACATGATTGGTTACTAGAGGTCTTGCGCCAATCATAGTAGAGAACGGTGTTGCCTGCTGCCCTTTAGCGAATAACATTCCGCTAAAATTAGGAACAGCGAATGATGTTGCTGTGCCCTGTGCCATAATTCATTACCTCCTTAAAAGTTATGCCTGCTGATTGTTAGCGGCATTTTGACTTAATATTGCAAGAACGGCGGCCTGTGTATCGCCTGCGTCCATTGCCTGCTTGATCTGTGCTGAATAGTCAACCTGACCTACGTTTCCAGACTGCGGTGTAGGCATCTGAGCTAAATACTGTGCGCGGATTTCAGACTCTTTCTGCTTATCCCTCTCTGCCATGAATTTAGAGATGTTTCCAGTAACGACATCCATATTTCCCTCATACTCTGCCGTTGCTGTTGCCTTTGCCATTTCGGTAGGCATACCCATTCCTAAGTAACGCTCCGATGATTCTGTTACCGACTTGAACTTTTCCAGTTCCTTGACATAGGCATCTCTCTGTGCCGCCTGTTCTGCCTTTGCTTCCGCTTCCTGTTCCTCGGCTGTCTGCTTAGCTCTGAGCTGTTTTCTCAGATTGCCCTCGGATGTGCATAACTTGTCATTGTCAGACTTTAACTTGGCATTATTGGCCTTTTCCTGTGCAAGCTGTGCCATAAGGCTTTCAACTGTAAGTTCATTGCCGTTGCTGTTATCCTCCGGCTTGGTTGTCTGAGTCTGCTGCTGTGTACCGGAAACCTGAGTATTAGGCTGTTTCTGCGGTTCTGTCTGAGTCTGCTGCTGTGTCTGGTTCTGAGTTGCTGTACTGTTTACATCTGCCATAATTGACCTCCTGCGTTTGAACGGTTCTCTCCGTATAAATTTCTGCGTTTTTTTACTTGCGTCTCTGCAAGACAATAGTTGTATGCGTTTTGTAAGGATTTTCTCTAACCCGTTATGTGATAGGGATTTCTCCCTGAATAACCGAAAAATGAGCCGGACACGATTCATCATCACATCCGGCTCATAGGCTCTAACTGTATGAAGTTAGTTTTTCTTTGCTGCCTTTTTGGCAGTGGTTTTCTTGGTGGCAGTTTTCTTTGCAGTGGACTTCTTAGCTGCCGCTTTCTTATCAGAAGATTTCTTCGCAGTCTCCTTTTTGGAAGCTGCTACTTTCTTCTTATCGTCCATTTTCTTCTTGCCTGCTGCCGTCTTTTTACTTGCTGTTGCCATTGGCTCTACCTCCTAATTTATAATTCTACGCACCGGCAGTTGATTATTTCATCTATCGGTGCGCCCATGCTATCATCAAGTGGGAACATCATTTTGTACCCATTGATGGTAAAAGGCTCATTTATCGGAACTGTCTGCCCGTCAGCCTCCCAATGGCTTACCCGGACACGTTCATCTCTCATACTTACCCAAGTATGGGTGTCCTGCCTCTCGGCAAGGTTCTGATGATTGATCCAGTTATATATCCAGTTGGTTTCATTTAAGGCAATCTCGGTTGCTCTGACTTCCGAGAACATCCGCTTAACACTCTTTGGAACATCCTCTTCTTTCATAATGCCACCGGTCATGCGAGACATTTTATAATCATCGTTTCCGTTGGCGTTTGCTACTGCTCTTTCGGTTGCCTCCTGGATGTACTTTGCAAATCTGTATGCCTTTTCTCTTACCTCTGTCTCGTACTGATATTCAGAAGCCATGGCAAAATAAAGATCCATAAGCTCATTTTCATAATCAGAACTCGACTTCTCGTAAAGGAATATCCCGGAGAGAAGATTCATAAACTGTGCTGTGAAGAAATCAACAAGGGCATTGATAAATTCCTTGGCAGTATTTATCCGGCGGAGTTTATCGTCTTTGAGGATATTCATTTCATCAAAGTATTGTACCGGATCATACATATCTCACACCGCCTATTCTTCTACCATTGCCGTTTTGCTCGGCTGCTTTGATTCCTCTGTCTTATCCTTTTCCTCGTTGTTCTCCCCACCGTTCCCCTCATCATCCTTATAGGCGTTAGGGTTCGGCTGCTGCGTTTTTTCTTCCTTGGATGCAAGTTTCTTCTGTATGCCCTCGATAATAGTCTTACTGTCAACCCATGCCTGCTGAGGATCTGTAAACAATCCAACAGTATTGAATGAAGTGAGACCGTCTACTCCGGCATTTAGTAATGCCACAAGGGAGTTTGTTTTTGACACCAGATCGTATGTCTTGGTTCTGCAGAAACGTATTTCAACGTCTGCCGTCTCTATATCTTTCAGACCGTCATACGGTCTCTGATCTGCCTTGATTATCTCTATTGCCAAATCAATAATCTGCATTTCCGGTTCCGTGAATAACTGTTCAACGGTCTTTGCGGAAATCTCCAAACACTGCCATCCATTTGATAGCTGCATTGCTCCTGTGGTAGAGCCGCCGCTTGCTTCCTGCCATGACGGAGTAGAAGTAATCTGCTCCAACTGGGAATTGAGATGATCCACAAGTTTCTGTACCTCACTCTCATTCAATGTCTGATTGAGGTAGGTAATCTTTGCTTCCTTGCCGTCTCCGGTACTCTTTGTCATAATGACACCATCGCCGTCAACGAGATTTTTCTTACCCTCTTCATTTACTTGGCAGTTGTGCATCCAAAGTAAGGACTGAACGTGCTGCAATATATCATTGATACGGTCTGAATCCACAAGGTTCATGGCATCCATGAGTGGGATAACCTTTTCAAAGATACCCATGCGGTCATTCAATGCAAATTCTACGACCGGTATTCTTCTCAGTGGGTTCGGAGTGATATTCTCTTTCAAATGATAATCCGTTGTATTAAGCTCATGCTCAATGGTGTAACAGAATCTACTTGAATATGCTGTGAGAGTGATGGTTCCATCATCGTGTATGAAGTAGGTACATCCAAGCACCGGTTCTCTGTACGCATCGTTGGAATACACCACGAATGTTGTCAGTGGACTCGGAACCAAAAGCTCAAACGGAGAATAACGGCTTGGATTTCTGTTCGGCAACATCATCTGGTAACCGACTCCACAGATAAACAGATTTCTTCCAAGGGCAATGTCCTTTGCCGATTTGCTCTGCTCCTGCATCATTTTGTTGAGCATGGCGATTTTCAAATCGTCAATGTTCTCTCCGTTATCCTCGTCCTTTTTCTTTAAGAAGCCGAATAAGGCTCTCTTCTGTTTCTTTGTAGGCTCTATCTTTGCTCTCTGTACGAAAGTAATCGGGTTGGAAAAACAATATCCCAGATGCACGTCCACAATCTTTGAAGCATTGTTTTCTACGACTGTGGCATTAAGGTCCGATCTGATTTTCTTTTCACGGTTGAGAATTGGCTGATTTCCTCTCTCATACTCAAAAAGGTATACTTCCTCGGCAACATTTTCCTGATGTTCCATAAATGCTTTTGACACAACCTGTATGATATTGTCTTTCGTTATCTCCCTCTCATCAGTCATTAACATTCGCCTACCGAGAGTCGGACGGTTGCTTGCGTACATGAAGTTTCCCCTTTCCGAATAAAACAAAAGAACCGATCAAGTCTACTTATGACTTAACCGGCTCAAAGGCTCTTTGCTTAATTCTATTTTTATTACTTCCTTGCACCCACGGCAGTTTATGAAAATCGTGCCGGATGCTCCGGGTGCTTTCTTGAAAAGAAGTTTTTCACGGTTTGCCCGTGCCTTACATACAGGGCAGTATACGTTTTCCGTTTCCAATATAGCTGCTCCTTTCTGTAATTAAATAGTTGTGCGAATAGGATTTGAACCTATGATCTCCTGCGTATCAGACAGACGTGCTACCATGCTGCACCACCGCCCATGCCCCTATATTATCATGGAGGAACCATTACCCTCTATCGAGAGGTAAGAGCCAAGAATGGGAGTCGAACCCACAACCTCTTGATTACAAGTCAAGTGCTCTACCAGTTGAGCTATCCGGGCTTAGCAATATGGAGTAGCATTGCACTACTCCACATAAGAAAAGGATAATCCACCAACGCCTTTACCAAGACACCCTCATTCTAACAGAAAAAGGATGATAAATGTATAGAATATCGGTGAGACCGATATTTTAACATAGTCATCCTTTGTCAAATGATATAATTAAAAGTTTATGGTGTAATTGAGTTCGTTTTTTATTGTTTCGGTTCGTAATCAATGCAGTAATCGTCATAGGATGTGACTGCTCCGTAGCTGTCGCTGTCCTCGTTGCTGCATATCCAGTCCTTAGTGCCGTTGAAATTCTCATGCCATACACAAGTGCCGCAAATTCCGTTACATCCCATTCTGTCCCTCCATCAATCTCTGAGCCTCTTCCGTGCTGCATACCGTCACTCCGGTTTCTTCCTCACACTTCTTTACCATACCGGCTCCGTCCCCGGCATAGCTTTCCCAAATGTGCTGTGATTCTACGAACACATCATTGATACGCTTATATCCGAATCCATAGGTTCTGTGAAGTGCTATGGCAATCGCAGCATATATCTGTGGAACCATCTGGTCTGCCGCAGTAGCAACGTTCTGTGAGCGGTTTCTTCTGGCGATTTCATTCAGGGAATTTATCAGTTTGTTATTCTTCGCCATATCTTTCCTCCAGTGCATCCTCAATAATAGAGTCCGTGTAAAGAAATTCTTTCATATCTGCTCCGTAGCAAGGCGGCTCGATAGGTTCTCCACCATAACAAGCCATTCCGTGAGGACATTCAGCGTTTTCAGGACAATATTTGCAAAAATCCTCTCCGTCATGTGTTTTCAGCCATTCATCAAGGATTTGTTCGTCTCGATGCTTTTCAAATACCGCTATTGCATCTGCCAGAAAGTCGGTCTGGGCAAACCATTTCAGATCGTCAATCACTTTCCACGGGTTATCGCCAGATACATTCATACAAACTTCATGTAACCTTTCCATTTGATCGCAGTCTTTATATTTTTCCTCTATTTCTGCGATAGGGGATTTTAATGCGTGATAATTGCGAATGTGAACATAATTGAAGTATGCCGAGGAATATTCCCCTACTTCATATTCTCCGGGTTCAAATGTGTGGTTTTGCATCACGATCTGCAAAGCAACCGGAAGCTCGATAATGAGCATTTCGGCTTTTTCAATATCCTCAGCAGCGTATTCTCCAATTTCTTCATCGCAGTGCCATCCCATGATTTCACACACATTCGTTGTGGGACCGCTGTTCCCGAATGGTCTTTTAACATCTATTGCCGGTCTATACCTATCCTTAGAATCTATTAAAATGGAGATTCTAAAATTAAGGTCTGTCATAATCTTTATGTGCTCCGGTTTTAACTTAAAACTTGGCATATCAACCTACCTCCGTTTCATTCCTCTGACTGTATGTTTCCTTTTGTTTCCCATAAATCTGCCACTTCCCTTTGAACCGCCAAATATGAAAGCGGACATATTTCCGCCGGACGGTTTCTGTGTGGCTGGTTTGAAATCTGCTGATGTGTTTTCCTCCATAGAATGTAACGACGGCGTTTCTGGTTTATACTGAGGTTTCCATACCATGACAATCTTATTCTCTTTAGGATCGACAAATCCAATTCCATTTTCAAAGATAGTAAGATTAAGTCCATGCCGGATGCAAGCCTCTTCGATTTCTTTCTGTACCTCAACTGCTTTTTTCTGCGCTTCTGTCATACCATTTTCTCCTTTCATCGTACAGTTCTCACAAGTCTATAAATATTTTCATCATTGACGATCGTAAATGCTGTGGAATCTTTGATTAAACAGCTATCCGGCGATACGGCTTCGCACTCAAAATCTTTAAATGCCTGTTTCTGGTACGAATATATTCTGATATTTCCATCAATCGGTATTGAGATATTGGAGTTATAAAAACATACATTGCCAAGCCCGCATTGATATTTAATGCGATCCTCGCTATACTCTACTCCATGTTCATTGCACACAAAGGTAAAGAACTGTCCGGCTCCGTTTTCCAACACGATAAGCCATCCTCCGGTTATTTTATCTCTGTGTATTCCATAATTATTCACGGTATCAGTATATGGTATCTCAATGTTTTTTCCATCCAGATTCACAATGAGGTTTTCTGCAAATCTACTCACAACGCACGAATGTCCCTCAGATACCGCAAAGTAACTCTCATATCCACATTTTGTAATCGTCCGTATTCCGTTGCCTGATTTTGTGATCTGGATAGAGGTTAATGTATTGGCAGGACTTATGAAATATACTGAATCTCCTGCCGCATAAATCGGACTCTTGTGTTTCTTCTCAAACACATATTCTCTATCCGTGGTAAACCAGAACGCTCTATCATCCGCTTTTATTACAATATTCTCTGCTCCAACCTCTGCGAAATGGTATTTAATTCCGCTTTCGTATGTGAATTTATTCCCATTCTTAACTTCCACTACTTCTCCGGCATTATTGATATAGCACTGCTCATTTAGAACAATTTTTACATCGTTTCCTTTGAGCATCGTGATAAGTGTAAGCCCTCCTGTTACCCCTTGTGATACCGGCTTAGTAAGAACATTTGCATTATTATCACATAGCGGACAACGAGCATATTTGCCATAATAAAACTCCTGGTGTACATCGCAGAATTTAAGGTGTTTTGCCATGTGTTTTAATTCATCCCCCATAGATCGGCTCTTATTCTCAAAAATCTTTTTCAGAGAATCAACCAGATAAGGAGATAAGTTTTTCCACGGTTTAATCGTTCTTGGTATTTTTACTTTTGGATTGTCTATTACGCATATTCCTCGTTTCATACGTTCTACAATATCCATATCTGGTGTCATAGTCCCACCATGCGGATGAATCCTTGTAAGGGTTTTCCAAATCAAAATTGCCTCTGCGTATGTGTCTGTTTCCTCTGAAAAATCATTTCCTTTCATCAATGGATCTTTGAATAAGTCCATGCAAACTTCACATTTTTCATCTTCCACGCTCCAACTATCGCAATCTATAAAGTACACATTTCCAGTTTTGTCAAAGAGGATGTTCTGATCGTTCAGATCCCCAATACACACTCCGGCGGAATGTATATCTCTCACAGTGTCCTGTATCTTTACGAGTATTTCCAAAATATCTTTCGTGGTTATCCCATTCGCTTTCAGATATTTTTTACTTGTGAGAACTCTTACTTCCTCTCCTACGGCTTTTGGCATAATGTAACCAATAAACTTATTGTTATTGTCATACACTGCCGTAATCGGTTTAATAGCCTCCTTTGGCAGCGGTTTGTCAATGAGCATGGCAACTTTCTTTTCCTTGGCTGCAATATCAACACAGGGTTTGTAAATTTTCAGAATATCGTTGCCAAACTCATAGATATATCCCTCGCCTCCCTCCGTTATGGGAGTAAGCTGTCTTATCTTTTCTTTTCCTATCCTCGTTAGTGCCATTTTCATAATGCCCTCCTACAATACGATTGTTGTATCGTCCTGGAATAATTTCTGATGTTTGTTTATAAACCTCTTTACTCTTACTTCCTTGCCGCTCTGCAGGACTTCCGTAAATTCTTTCTTAAATTGTTCATCTTTCATGGCGAATCGTATTCCATCAGATGCTACACCAATATTCCTGTATTCATCTTTCGGAAAAGCCTTTGTGGAAAAATTGACACCATCTTTGTACTGTTTGAGCATATCTTTATTCACATAATTGTAGGCAAAGTATTTCGGGTATTCTCCGTCAGATAGTTCTTCAAACTCAATCGTTCCGTCCAGACGTTCTTTCACGATAAAACCATCTCCGCAGTAATCTACCATGAAATGTGTCTCATTTTCAGTAACCATAAGGATCGTAAAACAAAGGAAATCTCTGATTGAGCCGGAAGTCTGCCCGAATAGACCAAGTATCTCTCCAAAAGCGGCTGCGGCAGTATATACACTACATTCATGTATAATTCTGCTGTCATTTTTCAAAAGATGGCAAAACGCTTTTGCTCCAACTTCCGAATGTTTCCCCTCCGAACAGCCATCGCAAACAACTTTCATCCCATCAAATTCAATTCCGTAGTCCTGGCAATTCGTACCGTAGTCGATATGTTGCTGACCGATTTTATTTATAACCATTGTATTTCCTCCCACAAAAAAGAACGGCAACCCCTTTTAGGATCGCCGTTCTACTCTCATTTTTTATACGTCAAAAAAATCATCCTGTTTCGATACGGCACTCTTGGAGTTTTCAATCACTGATTTTGATAAGCAGTTGAAAGCTCTTCTGAGTTCTGATGCAGAACTGCTTACATCGAGGATATTCTTGAATCCAAGGTCTTTCGCCTCCTGTGTTGCCTGTCCTCCGAAACTGATAAACGCAGTAACGATTTCTTCCACGTTCAGATACTCTACCGCTTTCTTTGCCTTTGCAAACCCTCCCGGCTGAGAAGAGTTATCCATCCCATCTCCGAAAATTGCAAACACGGCCTTTACTCTCATTCCCTCATTTTTGAGGAAGTCTCTGTATTCTTTCAACTTCTCAGTTCCATCAATGATCGTATCGTACATAGCTGTGCATCCATCGGTGCTATACGAAGTGTCAAACTCTGTAATGCGCTTATAGCCTCCTACGGTTGCACTGTCGGAGAAGTCTGCTCTTGCAACCAGAATCTCATCACATTCCTTGGAATTGATAAGTGCATCTTTGAAATCCGAAAGAGCTTTTACCATATCTCTTTCATACATTCCCATAGAACCAGACTTGTCGATTCCGACAAAAATTAAATTGATGTTCTCACTGTCGATTTCATCAATGGAGGTATTTGCGATCTCAACCTCATCTAATCCGTCAATTATCTGTTCTGTTTCATTCATACCGGCTACCTCCTACAAAATATCATCTGTGCTTTTCACGATGTTTACATGGTACGTTTTCTTAAAATCATCAAAGGTCTGCTCCGTAACATCCTCAAACCCAGGAATGGAGGACATACAATCTTCCAGGATATAGATTTTCTGAGTGATCTCTGGGCGATTAGCGTAATGTTCGAGAATCTGTTTAATGCTTTCCAATACGCAATGGCTCTTTGCCTCTCCTGCAATAATGATCTTGTCGTAATTTTCCAGTTTGTTCAGGAAGTCGATATTGATGTAGTTCTTTGTATCATACTCAGGTTTGATAATTCCGTACATTTCGCTGAGTGGATCCTGTCCTTTTACAAGACGCTGCGTAACGGCTTTCTTTGCGACAGAGTGAAAATAAATCATGTTGGCAAACTGATTTTCAAATGCCGCACCAGATGTACCCTGTAAACAGTGGTAAGACCATACGCATAAGGTTTTCTTTCCGTCTTTTTCCAGATGTTCTACATAGTCACGGCTCTGGCGAGGGTAGATAACAGCTCTGTACTTTCCAGAATCAAGGTCTGCTAGCGTAATCGGTGTGTAAGGAGCCGGATTGTTGCCATTTTCATCAATCCACCAGCACGGATGGAAAATCTGATGTGGTGTGTGGGTATCAATAGATACCGCAATGTTTGTAATTTTATCCATGTTGTTATAGATAAACTGTGTCATTCTCTCCACATCGCCGTGTGCTCCGGGAACTCCGAGTGCTCCATTATCCATGAAGTCCTGCTGCACATCAATTCCGAGAAACAATACTCTCTCTTTGTTTTGTGCTGCCGGTGTAAGCTGCTCATCGTTTGCCTTTCTCAAAATCTCATTAAGAGAAATCGGATTTGTCTGTGAACCAATACTTGCGATGTTCACAATTTCATTGTAGGGTGTTTTCATTGGTGGTTATCTCCTTTTATATTTTATTTGACCGGAGCTATTTGCCCCGGTCAGTATTTACTCTATTCGACTGTGATGCAATCATATCTCTCAGAATTGATTGTGTTCTCCATAGCCTCAACCGGATTGTAGCCAAGGTTCTGCAGGATCTGTTTGAATACCGTCACGGACTGTCCGCTTGCAAGCTGCACTCCCTTACGGTTGTGGTCTGCGTGGAATACATCGTGTCGGCTGTTCACATTCCAAAAGATGATGTTTGGGATTACATAACCGGCCTTGCGGAACTTATTTGCCATCTTGCCATAGAACGACCACTCACGGTTTCCGCAATAGTCAATTTCCATATCAGAGATAACAACGATTGCTTTCGGCATTTCCTCCTGCGGAGTATTGTGCTTTTTCGCAATTTCAAGAACTCTCTCAAAAGCAGCTTTAAGGTCTGTGTTACCATCCCAATTTGCTCTGCTCACGTTGCAAATCTTCTGTTCAAGGGTTTCTCCCCTCAGAATAACCGTCTCCGGTCTGTCAGAGAATGTCATAAACAGATTGTGGTATGCACCCACATTTCTCTCTGCAAAATAGATTGCAAGACCGATTGATGTTGCCATAGGTCTGCCTCTCATGGAACCGGACACATCCGCCATAACTAAAGCGTTTGTTCCTTTCTCCACATAATCCGGCAAGGCTTTCCACTGGGCTTCAAGTACCTTGTTGCTCTCTCTGCCGTAAAGGATCTTCTCAACAATATCGTAAGGGAATAGTGTTGAGGCATTGATCTTTACCTCTCCCTTTTGTGCTTTGTTGATAAACTCTCCAAATCTCTCAGCATCATGTTTCATAAATGCCTTGCGGTAAATCATCATCGCACGGCTCGGAACTTCCGGGTATTTGATTTCATCCCATCTTCCTGCGGACATGAGGCTTTCAACGACACCAATCTGTTTTCTCATGCTGCGAACAATTCTCTTGAAATTGTAGATCGGATAACCTAATTTCTGTGCTGTAAGTATGCCGAGTTTTCTTGTGGCAGGACTGCTTGCATCTGCGGTTTTAATCCACTTTGCAAGTAAAGAAATTGCATTTCCGGCATTGAGGTTCTGTAAATCTTCCTCAAACTGTTTCTTCATTGCCGCCCACATATCGTCCTCCAACGGAGTACCGATAAGCTCATACAGATCATCATATCTTCCGAATACTCCAATCAGATCAAGGTTCGGTCTGAGTGCTTCCGGGTGTTTCTCTGCCATGTAACGGATGATTGTTCTGAAAGTCTTTCTTTCTCCAAGGCCTCCACGAATATCCCTTGCATAGAACGCAATCTTTGTGGCAAAAAGAGCATCCTGATTGTATGCCTCTGCGAACAGTGTTTCGATTCTGCCCTCATCAGTTTCTCTCAGAGATCCGATTGTGCCGAACAAATCCAGTCTTGCGTCTCCTGTGGTATTCAAAGCCACAGCACCGTTTTCGGTTCTGGTAAATGAACCGTCTTTTCTCATTGCATCTGCGAAGCTCATTGTTTCCTCTCTTTCCAGGACTCTCATTTGTGGAATTGAACCACTTCACATTGTTTTGCAGACATTGTTTTAACCATTGTGATTGCTGTAGGAGTCCCATATTAAAATTGTTTGTAAGTTCATTCAGGACGCTATTGGTTTTTATGATTAACAGTCATATCCCATAATTTGCTGTGAGCGTCCCATATAAAGTTTTATGCCTATCTGGCTAACTTTTTAAGTTCATACCGTCTGTTATGTATCGCACCAACAGAACGACCTATTTTCTCGGACAGTTCAGAATCGGTAATCTCATGTTTGATTACCAGTGCATCTTCCTCCGCAGTCCACGGATGAGACGGATATAGAAATGACGTTTTGCTGTAATATCGCCTATGCTGTCTCTGACACGCCTTATGATACTTTTCCATATCCCTATAATCTTCTTTTCGGTTCATAGGCAACCTCATTTCTTTACATGACGCTGTTTCAAACGGGAAAATATTGTCAATGGAATTTTCTGTTTTGAAAGATTGCTGTAAGCGTCACTTAATTGCCCCGACAGGACTTGAACCCGTATACTCGATTGCTGTGCGGAACACAAGCGTTATCGCAGTCATGTTCCCTCCGGTTTACCATAACCGGCAATCGGGGCAGAGACGAGGGACGGAATCGAACCGCCGACACATGCCTTGGATTGGAATGAGATTGCTGTTGAGATCACTAACATGATCTGCGTATTCATATCATTGCTCTACCATCTGAGCTACCTCGCCATGTGGCACGTCTTATTGATTTGTAAGGACGTTTGTGCCATCGCCTTGATTGGAGAGAGTTGGATTTGAACCAACAATGAAGCAGGCCCCAAGCTGTAAGATTTGCTGTCAGCACCACAAACATGATGTATTGTACACAACTGCCGTGTCTACCGTTCCGCCATCTCTCCATATTCAGTTTTAATACGGAAATCCGTATCAGTTGCGTGGGAGGGAATCGAACCCCCATCTCTTCGTTACCATCGAAAAAAGAATTATTGCTGTCCGTGTCACATGGAGCATGACAACCGCTCATAATGTTCTCTCCATTGAACTACCACGCAAGATTGCGGAGACAGGATTTGAACCTGTGACCTCCGGGGCATGAACCCGACAAGCTACCGCTGCTCCACTCCGCCATAATAGTTCTTCGCCCCACAAGAACCTCTGAGTTTTCTGCTATGTCGAATTTCTCGCATAATCACTCTTAACCGTCACACAGCCGACATCCTGAACGGTGGACTTGATTAAATAATTCCGTACACTCACTATGGTTTGTTGTGATACACCCTAACCACCGGGTATGCCAATAGGAACTATCTTTCGGGAAATCTCTCTAACCCCAACTGGTTTAACGTCCGAAGTCAGGACGGCTTTGGAGTAATGGGATTTGCACCCACTATGGAACTATGCTACTGTTAGCCACACCTTTCACTGTTGGTACTCGGTACAATAGTTATGATTTTCAGTAGTTTCTTGGGGCGGTAGGATTACGGCTGTTTCTGTGGCTTGTCCTCGCACCTACCTCTCGCCTACCCCATTCCTTTACTATGATTATCCGTCTACCTATTCCGGCAACTCCAAATTCTGAGACCTCCTCCACCGGTGGAATACGGTCTCATAGCGGTGCATATAGGAATCGAACCTATACGGCATTTCTGCCGGATGGCTTAGCAAGCCACTCCGCTACCATTACGGCAATGCGCCATAACGACTCTATTGGGAATCGAACCCAAATTTTCCGATAGACAGTCGGGCGTAATAACCTTTATACCATAGAGCCAAAACCACAAAGTAAAATGCGACCTCACACCGCGGAATCGAACCGTTCCTTTCTCTATTGGTTTTGGATAGAGAACGTGCAACCAATACACCTACGAATCGAACGTATCCTTTACTTTGCCACGCCGTGTTAGGGATTTGAACCCCAGAGACTTTTACATCCAGACGGTTTTCAAGACCGCACCCTCGACCAACCGGACACACGGCAGAGTAGTTTTCCCTTGGTAACGTACAAGTCGGAGATCCTCTTCCGCCGGTCGTAAACGCCCTTTCCTAACCTTTTCTGTCGTGGAGTGTTTTGAAAGAGTAAGTCAAGTGTCTCCAACTGGCAAGGTGGGGATCGAACCCACGACATTCTGATTAACAGTCAGACGCTCTACCACTGAGCTACAAGCCATTATTGGAGTAACAGAACTCGAACCTGCGCTAACCAACATCCGTAGTGTTGTGCTCTATCCATCTGAGCTATACTCCAATGCAGTCCGGCGGCAGCTTGGATGGTTGCCACTACCGAACCGCTGCAACGTGTAAGACAGTTGCCAACAAAGGTATTTCATTTTTTAATGTGGTTCTCGGACCTTGCACCCCTCCACATGGTTCTCATAATCCACCGACTACATACTCAAAGAACCTTTGACGAGTCCAACTCTTTATCGCCTTACCTCGGATGTACGTTGTTATCGCAGTTCTCCGCCTCTACTACATTCCTCTGCGCCTGACTAAGCATGACGGCTCGATTGGTTACGGCTCACGCACATCTATAATCAGGTCTTTCTCGGAAGTTTCCACCGCCGCTTAAATCGCTGTAACGCTCATGCACTCTAAGCAGTAAATTTTCCGCACCGGAGTTTTTCTTAAAAACTCTTGGTAATGAAAAAGCACTTGGTGATCACCGGAACCTCGCCACCGCCAATTTTCTTTCCTGTTAAAGCCGGACTAAGAAAATCAGTTAAGAAATCCGCTCGTCCTACGGTGGGGAGTTGAACCCCACTTTCCCCGGCATGGTGTCCGTGGCATTTCCAGTTATGCTATCGTAGGCACCGTTGCAACAGTGGTCTTTAGCGTGACTTACGCAAGCTCTCCAATTTTAAGTCCTGTCGGCTTTCCCAGACTACTCACATAAGCCTCTCAGTGAGCATTGCAATCTCCCTATTTAATGATTGCTTACCACGGCTTTCGCCAATACTTTTCAGCCGGAACACTAAACCAACTATAAACAGTCAGCGTTATTCTCAGTTGAAATGTTCGATGGGAGAATCGAACTCCCGTCCCCACCGTGAAAAGGTGGTGTCTTGACCGTTTGACTAATCGAACAGAGGAGCGTTCCTTTTTACCGAAAGGCAATTAACCGCACAAGCGTAAACGGGTTCCTGATATTGATTTTTTCTTGCAAGATTACTTTCTCGGCTCATTACACCGAAATGGGCGAAAGAGGAATTGAACCTCCAATGTTTACCACGAGGGAACGGATTTACAGTCCGCCACAACACCACCAATCGTTGCCGTTCGCCCGGAATTTTCTTTGTATCGCCAAGAACATTAGGAAAGAAGCGGTGGAAACCTTAATCGCAAGAGCTACGCCCACAGGTGGAATCGAACCACCACGCTACACCAAGTTCGCTCCGATCATTTAACGATTTACCTCGTCTTTCAAAGCCTTGCCTGCTTTGAACTTAGGTGCCTTGCAAGCCGGAATGGTAATCTCTTTTCCGTTCTGGGGATTCTTGCCAACTCTGGCGGCACGCTCAGTTACTTCAAACGTACCGAATCCAACCAGCTGTACTTTTCCACCCCTGCCAAGTTCTCCACCGACAACTTCCACAAATGCGTTGAGTGCCTTTTCAGCATCACTCTTAGAAAGTCCGGTTTCATCAGCCATAGCCTGTACTAATTCAGCTTTGTTCATTACTTCTTGCCTCCTTTCTTGTGGTCTGCATATATGGAATATGCGATTGCAATTATTACTTCTGTGATTATCGTTGCGGCAACACCGCACCAAAATTCAGGAATATACATCTTTTTGCATCCTCTCTTGTCTGCTACCTCTGGTAGCCGTCACGGTCATGCGGTAGTCATACCGTTTCTGCACTGCACCGCCGCACTCAGCCGCCTTACTTCCTCCGGTGTATCTCGGCGTAGCTTCACTGCCATGGCTATATTTATAGTTTCGTGCCGGATTGCCATGCGTGGACCATCAGGGACTTGAACCCCAGACCGTCCGGTTATGAGCCGGATGCTCTAACCAACTGAGCTAATGGTCCATACCTCACACTTGGGGGATTCCATGTGAGGCTTCGGAGGAACTACATAAGTTAGAATCCTCTGATATGGAATTACTGTCGGGGAACAATAATTCTAAGTGGGAAGTGTTGGTGTCGAACCAACTCCTATGGATTTTCAGTCCATCGCTTCTACCGAGTTAGCTTACTTCCCATATTACGGCACCGTTACTGTGCCGTAATGGTTAGGAGAAACTTTAATGCCAAATACCTTGTGTTCACTCCGCTTAACTTATGTCCGTGTCACTTGGTATGGTCGTAGTATAGCGTACTAAACATTCTTTGTCAAGTGGAATAAACAAAATTTTCAAAAAATTTTGTTTTTCTGTGTGCAGTCGGCTTTACAACCATTTTTCTGAACATCAGAAATCAACTTGCTTGCAGGGATTTTGAGAAAATTTGCTATATCGTATATCTTGTCGATTGACGGATAACTTTTGCATTGTTCCCAATCGCTCACGGTATTCTGCGCCACATGAACGCCCGTTGCAAGTTCGTGTTGTGTAATTCCCCTATTCGTTCTTTCTTTTTTTAAGTTGGTGGCGAAACTATATTGTCCCATGCTATCCCTTTCTATATTCCTAAGTCACTTCTCTTTACTACCTGTCCCTCTCCGCCAAGAAGAGCATCTACAAACTGGGCGAACATTGCCAGAGTGTCCGGCGCATCATCATGTTTATTCTTTCCGAGCTGTGTATAACTGCAAAGGAATGACATCATCACACCGTAATCACTCTTAGGCTCATATTCTGTAATATCCTTGAATATGACGTGTTCCTTAACCCATGAAGAATTGACGATGATCTTGGTCTCTTTGTTCTGAGTAGTGTATTTCTTCGTAATATGGCATCTGCCGCCTTTGGCTTTAACAAGTCTCTCAACCTCATTTGCGGTTCTGCTACCCTCTTTGTTGCTCTCGAACTGTGCCTGCTGTACATGATGCTTAACAAGCATATCTGAGTTGAGTTCGTCCAAGGTCCCAGGGTCGATGTTTTTGAATACCAGATCTTCCAGATAGTATCTGTCTCCGTACTGATAGAAAACTCCGAGGAAGTTGTAATCTGTACCGGTGTCCTTGGTATCGCAGATTGCCAATATAGAATCCGGTTCTCTGTCCGGCAGTCCTCCGATATATCTCTGCAATTCTGTTGGATGATACAGAATACCCTCTCTCTCAATCGGATCGCTCTTATACAGGCAGCGATATGAAACATCATCCATCGACATTTCCATATCGTGGAAGTATTTCTCATCGAATCCAACATCATAATCGTAATCAAAGTTGCTTTTTCCGGTCTGAGGATCAATGTCTGGAACAGCAATAAACTCTGCCCTCGGATTGCCCTCATACATTCTTTCAAGCCGGCCAATAACATCATGCACACTCCATCGGGTTGCAATGTGGATCTCTTTTGCTTTCTTCTTTTTACGAGATTTAAGGTCTGTGGTGTACTCTCCGTACAACTTATCCAGACGATCAATAGACAGAGCCTCTTCGATACCGGAAACCAAATCATCCACATACAGAAATCCCTCACAACGGGTAACACCGGTAAGGGAACCTCTGATTGGTCTGCAGGTCAGTGTCTTAAACGGTTGCCATCTTCCAAGGTTTATTGTCTCTTCTTTTGCGTTATTTCCCTCAAATACAATGTCCGGGAACACATCGCTCCAACAATATTCATTGCTGGTAATTATGTTGAGAACGGCATCATAGAACATTCTCGTCATAAATCCAGAATGGGAGGACATAAGGTTTGGTGTGTTGGGGTAATGCCCCATTACAAACGATATGAAAAACTCTCCCAGTGTGGTCTTGCCGGTGCCAGGAGGCATTGATATTGATAGAATATCCAACTCATCATCAATAAGCCTCTGCATCTTCTGTACAAGCCAATAAATCTTATTTCTTCGTGGCTGATAGTATCTGTCCTCTGGATCTCTGTTCTTTTCCACATAAAGCAGATAAGAGTCAAAATCCTTATGTTCCTGTGCCAAGAACAAAAGAGCCTTATTGTACAAATCGTAATATTTAATATCTCCTGTCGCACATAGTCTCAGTGCAAGGAATCTGACCTTATTCGCTAATTTCCGTGAAAGTTCTTTATCTTCCCGAATAACCTCATTTGCCATTCCGAGTAAGGACAGAAGATTGTCATAGTCACTCAGATCGCTTTTCAGAAGCCTTACGATAATCTCTTTATTCGATAGTTCGTGTTGAGCCATGAAAATTCATCCTTTCTCACGGCTCTACACGGCTCTGTAATATACCTACGGCATAACGATTTTAACTTTCGCATCCACAATAATTCCACATTTCATAGGATCATCGTATGTTTCAAACTGAATTGCGCCATTTTCTTTAAGTGCTCTGCCAATTTCAACTGCCATTCTGTCTTTTATGATTTCTCCCATATTGTCACTTCCTGCTTCAAATATTGTGAGTATTTTGCGTTCTCCAAATGTTCTAATCTCTTTTCTGCCATACACCGATTGCCAACCTTTTAATCGGCGGTTTTCTTCTAAGATTGTGTTATACGCTGCTTTCAGGCGTTTCCTTTTCAGGCGTGTCTCTTTCCGTTGCTTTTTCACGTTTTTCCTCCTGGTCTTTTCTATCTCGTACACTCTTACTGCAAACACTCAGAATAACCATATTAAGATGCTTATTCTGTTCTTTGAGCTGAGAGTTCTGTTCCAACAGCAGCTCATTCATCTGTGTAATTTCTTTCTTTACTTCATTGTTGGACTTTGCATCTTTCCAACCCACAACAATGTAAAGTGCCAATATCGCAATCCAAATGATTGCTAAAATAACATCTACCATTCTTTTATTCCTCCGGCATATAATAAACTCCGCAGCTATACGCTGTAACATCCGCCTGTCCGTTGCCACGAACCATAATAATGCTATGATCCATTGCTAGGTCATTTACGGCATCCTCGGATATGTTGCAATTCTTGGCTACTATCATATCAGGAGGAAAAGCATTCCCAAGTAACTGTTCAAATACTTCTTTCCCTCTCTGTTCTGTATCGTAAGCCGCAAGTGTGTAATCATCGGCGGTAATTCTTTTTCCGCTGAGTGCAATGCTTTTGATATTGCCGATATTAACTACGTTGCTACGGTCCTGATCTACAATATACATCTCTAATCCTCCAACCACTTATTATCAAAATAGCAGAACCCGAACACGGCTGCTCCAATCAGAATTACCCATACAACCCAGAAAATTACCAGCCCGGCAGTTCCGTTTGAAACCATATAGTCCACCGCTTCATCTATCGTATCTGCCTGAATGAACGGTGTTCCGTCCTCTATGGTATTGTCTTTGAGATTGGCATAGATAACTCCTCTGTATTCCGTGTTGATAACATAGTACAAATACCTCACATGGGACGATTGCTTAATTGTGTCATACAGGTAAGACCCCGGCATCTGGATTTTTCCATACGGAAACTCCACGCCAAGGAATGACACCGTTTGACTATGGCTTTCCCAACTATCGTAGTAATCCCACGAATAATATACCTCCGTAGTGTAATAAGTCTGCGTTTTCCCATTTACCGTCCGTGTATGTGCCACCTGTCTCGTGTGACGGTTATAGTGTTGTTCCTCAACCTTTATGTAGGCAGCTGGTACTCCACCTATTCCCGGATCTGTAACAGGATCTACTGCCACCAGATTTCCTTTCACAAACGCATTTCCTACATCAGTTCGCATACCGTACTGAAACAGTTCTGCATTTCCATCAATCTGCATGGCTCGATAGTATTCCTGATTCTGTTCGTCATTGTGTGAAGCTATCTTTTCACTAATGAAAAATCCACCCATAAGCATGATAAGGATAATGACGATGCTAAACATCAGTTCACGCACCGTCATATCCCAACCGTTGCCGGAGTAGATTATCTTACTCCATTTCCTCATAGGCTTATTCTCCAAACAGATTGCTTACCGGCTGTCTGTCCTCTTCGCTGTATTCCAGATAGTCATAATTGATAACCTCATATCCCATAACTCCCAAGATCTGCTTATGTGGGAATTTACGCACATATTTCTTATACGCCCTTACCTCGTTATTGTAGGCAGTGCGGTACTGCAGGATCATATTCTCTGTGGTTGAAAGTTCATTCATCAGTTCCTTGTAATTCTCGTTGGATTTTAATTCCGGGTATGCTTCGGCAACCGCAGCTATGGAAGTTGTCACATTCTCAATATCTGTGGTGCTGCCATTGTTTCCTCTTGCTTCTACGACATTAAGAAGAGTCTCTGCCTCATGCTTATCGTACTCCTTGACGCAATCTGCCAGATTGTAGATAAGATCCGTTCTGCGTTTCTCCTGTGCCTGAATATCAGAGTCAGCCGTAAAGACCTGTTCCTCCAACGAAACCGCTCTGTTGTTGGTACTTACAAAAATTCCTGCTATCAGTAATACAAATGCGGCTACAATGCCGACAATAATCCATGTTCCTTTATTTTTCATTGTTGTTGCCCTCCATCTTTATCATAAATTTGTTTTCTGCCAATACGATTCCTCCGGGAGTTTCCGTGAATATTGGCTCTGTTCCGTTGTAAATCTGAAATTCCACATCATTCCGGCAGACGGCATCTCCGCCGTCCATCGGAATAGCTGCCAGAACTTCTTTTGTATCGGTCTTATAGACCACCACCGTTGTCATATTGCACCTCACATGAAGTAATCATAACCGACACCATATTTTGCCATGATAAGACTCTTTGCCATTTCCTCTAGCTTCTGGTGTTCGGTCGCATCCAGATACACGCCCTCATAGGTTCCACCCTGACATCCCATCCAATCGTACTTGCAATGTAAAAGTTCATGCACAAGATCCTTTTCCATGCAGTGTTTGAACAGTGTATTGTTCTCTTTGTAAGATTCATCGCTGAGTAACTGGATGTTTGCCTGACTGGATTCAAATATGAATGTGTTATATCCGGCAGCGTCAATTACCTCTTCTCCGTTATGGTTCATAATCTTATCCTTAACGTGTGCCAGTATTAGCCACCCATCAAGGAATAATCTGTGTTGCCACTCTCTCAGGCACTCTTCTAACTGCTCCTGGTTTTTGAATATGTCTATCGGTTTTTCTTTCCCCTCTCTCTTTTCGAGAGTTCCGCAAGTGTTGTTTTCAAAAGCCGTACCGTCCGCAACGGAAAAACACCATTTATCTCCATATCTGCGACCGCACACATAATCCCCTATCTTTACCGGTATTTTGCATCCGCACTGATTTCCTATGTTGGCAATAAGCACCAACCCGCCTTTTACGGTGCTATGGTCTATGAAAAAGTTCTCTCCACTGGCAGTCATATAATCATCAATTTTCTTGCCGCAAGTAAGCAGATCGAACATTTCACGCTGATTTTCCCCAGTCCACATCATGGTTTTTACTTCATCCGGGGACTGCGGTTTCAAGTTCAAATTATCCATCATTCGCTCTCCTTTACTTTCTTGGCAGATTTTACCTTGATTTTCTTTCTACCGAACTGCTGATATACCAGAGCAGACGCATGAACACTGTCCGTGCTGCATACGGTAACAGTTCTGCGGATTGGTTTTCTCTCAATGGTTTCAAACACTACTTTGTACCACCGTTGTTTCATTAGTTCTGCCCTCCTGTATTCTCCCGTATATTCTTTCGCACTTTTCGGCGTGTTCACATCTGATTGTGGTTAATGCCCTTTGGGTATGATCCGCCAATACAGTAATATCAACCTTATCAACGTCAGCCTCAAAATCAGGACAGAAAGCACAATAATCTTTCACTCTGAGTTCCATTCCATTATCCATGACATCCCACCGCCTTTAACATACTGATTTTCTCTACCAGAACATCAACCGTTGCGTTGAGTTTGCTGTTCTTAATGCAAACTTCCTGATAGTCCTCATATAACTTTCCACCGTTCAGCATTTCAGTCTGTTCCTTGACTGTGGCATCCAACTCTGCATTGAAACTTTCAAGCTGTTCAATCTGTTTCCTCAGATCATCATTCTCTTTTTCTGCTTGCATATTTCTTTCTGCCAGAGATTTCTTGTTTGCTTTCAGTTTTTCGACCTCACTCGTAAGTTCTCCGAGTTTCTTTATCATTTCCTGCTCAGACATGGTTCCTTTTTCCTCCCTGTTTTACCCCCCCCCACGGAGAAAAAGTCCTCGTATATCGCTTTGATAACTTCCGCATCGTAGAGTGCATTGTGTTTTTGACCTTTCGGCAAATCAATTCCTCTGTTTGTAAGGAGCTGTTCTCTCGAAATGTCAAAAGCTGCCTTTTCTGAAATATCAAGCATCGTTGCAATGTCCTGATTGATGTCGTGACAAGCCGGTGTAATAAACTCAGGCAACTTCATAGCGTTTCCTGCCAATAAGTCAATCAGTAACACCATATCGTAATGCGAGACATCTGAAACGAATACCGCAGCATAATCACTGTCAAAATTAGCGTCCATTTCAAGCCATTCCATAAGTTCGCAACAAACATCTGCCTTACTGCCGATTACAGTCGTTGTTTTATTGTCGGCTGCCAGACTTTCTTCTAACTCCGCATTGCCACTCAAAACCAAATGATCGAGAACATTCTTCTCAATCCATTCATCACACATACCCTCATCATAGTCCGTCAACTCTGCATAGAACCTATCTCCTGTGTCTGAGACAATTCCTATGCTGATAAGAGTTGTGTCCTTACGCAGACCAGTAAACTCTGTGTCAAAAAAATAGGTTCTCATGTGGTTTCCTCCGTTTCTTCCGGTGCGGCTGCAAAATTCGCTCTTAGATTTGATGTGAACAACGACTGATAGACCATTGCATAACTGTAAATCTCTCTATCCAATATCTCATCCTTTATTGCATCCGTGACCGAACTCTGCATGATTGCCGTAGGAATCTTTGATTTTTCATTCTCATAGGCTTTAATCAACACATCTCCATCATAGCCTTTTGCCAATTCTCTTAATGTCATATCTACTTCTCCGCTTTCTGTGCCTTTTTGGCTTTCTTGGCAGCCTTTTCTTCCTCTGCCATCTCAGGAATGAATTTACGGAAGATGTTGTTGTAATTTCCGTTGTTACCGGCCCACTTCTTAACAATAGCCATAGCCAGTCCTGCCTCTTTGGAGTAGGTATCGCACTTTCTAGGTTTGCGAATGATTACTTCTTTGCTGTCTACGATCTTCTTTTTGGTTTCCACATTATCCATGCAGTTTACGACCGTCTTTGTTCCGTCAGACCAAAACACGATTGTGGCAGGATTCTGGAACAGGACTTTCTCAATACCGTATGCTCCAATAGGTTTGTCCTCAACCATTGCTTCTACACACAGTTTGTCCCAACGATACGGGCTACCACATACATGATTGATCTTTCCAGCGTAAGTCGTGCCGTCCTCGCACTCGATAGTTACTTTCTTAAATTTTTTGTCTGCTAAACTTCTATCCATATTGTCCTCCTTAATACCTAACTGGTTAAAAATGTCTCCAAACAATGTTTCTCCCGGAATAGCGCATGATGCTATTACCTGATCTCTTAATAATCCGATTGTGGCGTTTTGACATTTCTGTGAAAAATCCTCTGTGATACTCGTAACCGGTATATCATCAAAATCCGGCCATGGTTCTCCGAGGCAACGTGCTCTTTCGATGCTCACTCTCCGCCACTGTTCTTCCGATGATGCTGTTGCCGTTACCTGCCTTGCGTTTTCCCACCATCGGTTTTCGGTAAATGCCGAGTGTTGCATCACTCTGTCAAATGCTTGTAATGGCGGTATCAGTCGTTCTTTCGACAATCCAAAACGTTCAAAACCCTGCATGGCAAACGCTATCGGATCTGGTAAATGTGCCGCTTCTGGCGGTCTCCACGGTTTCTTTTCTTTCTTTTCCATTGGTGTCCTCCTTGTGATTTATTATCAAGGGTGGTATGCCCTTAATCTCATGTTGAAATTATTCTCGATTTTCGCCACAACGCAGTCCTTTTTCAGTATGCACTTGGCGCATTTTTCGAGATTTCCGTATGGCTCTCTGCCAAAGCATGGACGAAACAGCTTGTTTATGGCAGTTTTCTTCATTTTCACTTCAAAAGGTATTTCAAATCCCTCTTTCAGATGAGAAATATCCGGCATATCATACTCTTCATCCAGTGTAGGTTCAGATATTTCCTTAATTTCCGCAAGTGGTATAGGATTTCCAAGCTGTTCATCCATAATAAAGAGCTGTGGTTTTGTCTCATTTTCCATACATATCCCCCTACGCCTCTATCAGTGTGAATACACGCCTATATACATCCTTGCCCGGCAGAAGCGTCAGCCTATTCAGTGTTGTACCTCCAAGATAAACGTTAAATGTACAATCCCCTATGGTTAATGTTCCTATGCTGCCAGGATCATTCAGATCCACTTGTACGCTATTGTGCTTGTTTAATATCGCCCGTATGGTCCTGCATACTTCCTCATTTTCTTTTTCTGATGCAAGGCAATCAAAACACGGATTTTTATTCTTTGATGATCTCATAATATTCTCCCTCGCACTCTTTCGGAGCCATAGTTCCCCATCCGTCAGCCTTTCTCAGCTCATAATGGGTCCCTCTGTCGATGGCAAAAAGTTCTTCGCCCTTATCAATATTCATTTCCATATTCTTCTCAATGTCGTTCACGACAATATCCTGCAAGAAACGTGCTATCATGTCTCTTTCTCCTTTATCACTTCGGCAAACGCCGGATTCTCATGCAGCTTTTCAGTAGGCCATCCCATGTGATGATACAGTTTTTCCATAAATTCAAGGCACTCCGCCTTATCATAAGCTAGTAGGAAACACAGTAATTGTTCTCTGTTATACATCACTGACGGTCTGGCTCCCATTTTGATATAATCGTAATCTGGGTAACGTACCTGAAACTCATTCGTTGTTGCCGCCAGTATCTCAAATTTCACTGCTGATCCGTGCGGTTCCCTTATGCAATGTCTGAATGGTATCATCCTCTATCCCTCACTCTTTTCTCCCATCTCTCGTGTTTTCGTGCCATTTGTTCCTCATCAACCGTAAGTGAAAGTTCTCCGGCACACTGCACAACATCCGTGTATTCCTCCCGGATATTGGCAATGGCTTCTTTCTCAGTAACCGGTGTCGGATTCTCTTTTCGGATGATCCTTGCCATTTTGAGAGCTGCCTTTGCCAACTCAGTACATTCCTCAGCAAGCTGCTCCAACATTGCAGCTTCGCCAATTTCTTCAATGATCTTCATTATCTCTCCCTCTTTGTGATAACTTTAAGTCTATCCAATGGATATGTCTCCACTTTGCCATCTTCCAGAACGACAACCGCTTTTGTGCCAAGCAGGCTCGTGATTGTATCTATCCATGTTCCTTTTCTATTCTCACAGTGAGTACAATCTGGTATCTCATTGCACATATCAGCAATATCGTTACAGAATTTGCACTCTGCATAGCTTCTTGTGATTTCTACCGGTCTATCCATGCCCTACACCTCATACTAATAATTGCTCAATGCTTATTTCTCCGCATTTCTTACACCCACATTTGCATACCTCACACTTAAATCCGCCGTAATCATGTACCGTCCAGAGGACTTCCAGTACTTCCCACTCATGCTTGCACGGAAGAAAATACGATACCAAAATCTTGTCGAATAACCTTTTATACCACGGTTCCTTGTGCCAAGACCTCTTTTTATTTTCCGGGGAATTTTTGGAATTGCTGTTTTCATTGCTCATCCGGTTTTACCTCCTATGAGGCGTAAGCCTCCGCCGATTTTTATTTTTCGCCTGTTATCGTTTCTACGTGCAGACGTGACGGCATCCTCATTATGAGGTCATTACACATTTGATTCAGACGATGGTTTTCATCCGCAAGCGTATTTACCATGAGGTACAATCCCTCTTCTCTGGTAAGTTCTCCACACTCTATCATCTGCCATACTCGGAATACCGTTGCATTGTTTCTGATATGCGTTTCAGAGATTCCTACGGTGTATGCCTCTGTCATGCAGTCCGGTTGAACTTCCGCAGTGTGTCCTCTTTCCATTTGTCCCATGCGGTCTGTTTTTTCTCTCTGCATACTTCCGCCTCTCTCTGCTTATTCTGTGTTGCTGTTTCTTTGTTCTGTTCCATATTTCTCTCTTTCTATGCCGGTAGGCATCCGCCGATTTTGGATTTTGTGGTTTTGTAAAGTCCTCACTTTCCTTTTGTTATTCGGATGCCGTGTTTATACTTACATTGTAAATTGGGTGGTTTACGGTAATAGGGTTCTTTGCCATTTTACGATTGGGGTGGTTTTGGGCTTTTTAATTTTTCGGGAACTCAGAGGGGTGAGTTGCCCCTGATCCGCTCCGCTCCACACCCCCGCCCCAGGGTATAAGCTGCCGGAACTGTCCCCGGATCGCTACACCAGAACCGCCGGAAACGTGCCGGAGTTCGTAAAAGTAAAAGAAAACGAACCGCAAAACACCGATTTTATAATATTTCTATGTCCTCCGCATCCTCTGCCGGGTCTGTCCCTCCGGTTTCTACTGGTAAACGTTGTACAATGTCTGCCGCTGTCGGTAACTCCTGCGCCTGTTTGCCTACATTCAGATCTATTTTCTGCGCCGCCTGGGTGTAACCGTGATTATTATTAAAATCAGTAGCAAACACGATCGGCGGTATTTCTCCATTAAATGCAAGCTGTTTCTTGTATGCGGCTATGTTATTCTTTAATATTTTTATTGTGTCGGAATACACGCCGGGGCGGGTTCTTTCCCAATCGTTCAGAGTATCGCGGGAAATACCGGCAAAGCTGCAGAATCCCTCAACGTCAGGAATCAGCCTAACACCTTGTAAAGCTCTCTCTTTAATATAATTTATATAGTTTTCTGCTATCTCTCTAAACTCTTCCACGGTCTCCAACTTCCGGGGTCTCCCTCCTTTCCCCTTTTCCGCTTCCTTGGTTGCCGCTCTGAATCCGTCTAGCATCATTTCACACAATGCCACCGCCTGCGCCGTCTCTATCTCTTCATAATCCCGCCCAGCCTTAAAACGTTTGTAGCTCTGTTTTCTAACTCCGTTTTCGTCCCTTGTGGCGGTCTCTCTCTTCTCTGTTGCCATCTCTGCGCCCTCCTTTCCTCTGTGCCATCTGTGGCGGTCCTACACTGTCACACGGGCAAAATAAAAAGGACACCGGGAAAAGCTGCTTTTTCGCTTCTCTCTGTGCCCTACGTTCTACTTTTTCGGCTATCCTTATTTATTTTATATGTGGATCTGCTCCGCCCTCCGGCGGCTCTGTTATTTCTATCTCTATACCGCAACCAATGGCGGCGGCGTATTTCTCCATATCGTCAAGCGTGAATTTATCGGCGTTTAGTCTCTGGTTTACGTTCTGCCGGGACACGCCCAGACGATCCGCCACCTCTTGCACCGATACCCCGCGCCGTTTCATCATAACGCGCATTTTTTCGCCAAAACTCAACCGCACCGGCTCCGCCCTCCTTTCTCTCTGTACCCCTTTAATATATAGGAATCTGCGCCGCCTGTCAAGTCTGCCGTTTACATGGTAAACACTGCGCCGGGGTTTTCTTGCGCTTTGTAAAGTGTACAATTTACACAACAAACCGCCCTTATTTTGTTTAGTCGGCTATACATATTTCACAAACCGCAATAATTTGTAAATTTTTCGCTTGACTTTGTAAAGAATACGCTTTACAATACAAGCATAAAGAACGAACCGCAACGGACAACAACGAACCGCCGGACGTTCAACAAAACAAACAAGCGCAGGCAAGGGCGCACGGTGTACCCCAAAAGAACAACGCACCGCAGACCGGACCAAGGGAACCAACCCGGACCAAGGCAACGGCGGCGCGGCACTTATTAAGACGAGACCGAAACACACGCCCCACCGCCTCCGGCTTGTATCTCCTGTGAGGGCTGCCCCTGTGGTAATGAGTGCATATATCAGGCAAAAGGAAAATTGTAAACCTGTGCTAGGGTGTACCAATTCACACCGCACATATAAAAAAGATAATTAAGTTATTGGAAGTATGAAAGCACTTTGAAACTTTCAGAACCGCACGAGATCGGGAAAGCGGTATAAAACCGGCCCGGCATCGAGTGAAAGCAGTTAGCACTCTAACAATGATTAACGCCCCCGACGCTCCCAGGGGAAAGCGGGAACCGCTCCGGAACTATTGAGCCGGGGCGATGGCTGGAACGAGTTGCCTATATACACGCAGCATAAAAGGGAATAGGACAGGCGAACCCCTGCAAGCCGCCGTCTGCAAGTCTGACGTAAACGACTTTGAAACAAAATAAAAAAGGGCGATCCGCTACACCTACCAAGCGACACGGACCGCCGCCACCCCTCCGGGGCTTGTCTCCTATTATAACAGGCTTTCCCGGATGGAACAACAGAAAAGAGAGGGAAAGACCATGAAAGCAGAAAAGATTATTGATTCTTTAAAATTCACATTTGAAGAGGCAGACGAACAAAAGGACCTTTTTACACCGTCCCACGTTCTCTATAAATGCCGCATTATCAACCCGGCAAATAATCGCCGCTACACTTTTGATTATCAATGCAACCCAAGCGCAACGCATGAGCCAACAAAAGAAGATTGTTTATATTGTCTCTTGTCTGATGCTTCTTGTGCTGATAGCTGCACAGATGAGGCGGACTTTTTAACAGAGTTTGGATATATTGACGGCGGAGCGGATCAGGTTCGCAAAGGCTTAAAGGCCTATAAGGCTTGCAAGCGTACCGCGGCAGCTATTGACCGTATTTTTACAGAGGACGAAAAAACCGCCCTTAATGAATATTACGAAAATTACTAATTGACAGAAACGAGGCGCGCGCCCTCCGGGGCGCTCCCTCTCAAAATATAGGAGGCTTATATATATGATTACATTAGCAGAGGCAAAAGCCATTTATAGAACCGGAAAAGGCCACTTTTTCGACCGTGAAACTCTTAAATATTGGGGATCTCGTATAGAATCCGCTTTGTATAAAAACCGCTGTTTTGTTACCAGTGAAAACAATTTTGACGGCAGCCGCAGAGCTTACACCGTGCGCCGTTTCTCTCCCGACTTTCTCCACGTTGAGACGGTCGGAGAGTTCCAGGAACACGCTACAAAATGGGGCGCAAGAGAAGCCGCAAAGGAGGTTGTATAGAGTTATGAAAGAATTTATGTATTGTTTCCAGATTTCAAAATTGATCACTTTTGAAGTAAATTTTTACACCCTCGGCACCAACTCCGCGCCGTACTTCTCAACCTCTGCGAATGAGTTCTGCAGAAGCAAACTAGACTACACCAGAGGCGGACAGGCTCAGCGGGATCTGCTGCCGAAGTTCTCCCCGGCTCGCCGTTTCTTTGAAAAGTGGGATCATTGCCATTTACACGACTTGACCCCGGCAGAATATGAGGAAATAGCCGCAGATATTGAGGAATTGAAAACACGATACAATTATATTGAGGACATCCGCGACACTTTCCGCGGTTCCCGCTCCTCTATTCCATTTTATGATATTGTGAAACTCTCCAAGATGGAGCCCAAAAAGAAAGGGGGTCGCATAGTATGAAAATTGACATTGAAAGACTTATTGACGCAGTAACCGCAGAAAATGAGGCCTACAACGAATATTGTTATAGCTCTAAAACCTTATACCGTGGTCCATTTGAGGAAATCACAACCCGAAAAAATCATGTTAATTATGCGCGAGAGGTTCACGATAGGGAACAAAACGCCGTTGACACATTGGCGGAGGTTTTCCAAATGGACACAGAGACACGCAGCCGGCTTTATATTGCAGCTAGGGCCGTGAACCGATGGCGGAACGCTACACAGTGGGCGCGGCTTATCCCGGACACCATGCAAGACCAGATCCGCCGGTTTATCTTCGGAGAACCCGAAGCACCTAATAGCACTTGTAAATATTGCGGAGTATGGCAGGCATAGACGGACGGCGGCGAATCATCCGCCCCAGCTCCGCCGGATATATTGAGAGATCGGAGGCTTTAGGATGGTTTATAAATATCTGAACCGCTCCGCAGTATTGGAACATCTGCAAGAGGGGCAAACAGTAAATATTGATGAATATATAGAAAAACTGCGTTTTTTTAAGAAGTACACCGACAACCAAGGAACCTATATAACGGATCGCCGCTATATTGAGTATTCAGAAATAGGCTTGCACTATTACAAGTTTGATACATTGATAAAGTTTTTTGAGAATTTCAAGCATGAGAACGGCACGAAAAAAGCATTGATAACCTTTAGTAAAAACCATTGTTTACAATGCGAGCCGGTAAGAGATTAAGGAGGTTTATATCATGGGATGGGATTATACACACGCAACACACTACACCAGAACCGGAGCTATTGACAAAAAGGCAGAAATTGACGAGCTTTACGCCTGGCAGAACGACACGAAAAAATATGAGGTTGTCCGCTCTTGCATGGTCGGTGCTACATATTACGCCGCAGTAAAAGCAACCGTATTGAGCACCGGAGAGGTTGAGACATTCGCCGCCGTTGCATTGACGCACACAAACAACCGGGATTATTTCAACTTTGGAGTTAAGACGATGGAGGAAAGCATGGGACCATGTGAAGATCATTGCCCGGCTTCTATTCTCTCTCTTCTCTCCCCTACTGATTCAGAATATGCCAATAACTGGCGCGAGAGATGCAGAAAGAACATTGAAGCAAAGAAAGATCCGCACGCATTGAAAAATTTACCTGTCGGCGCAGTGATCCGCTTTACTCTCCACACCGGGGAAAGCATCGAACTATTGAAACACGCCGCGGCGTATCAGTTCAAACGCCCTTTCTGGTTCTGCCAATCATCCGGCCGTTATATGCCAGCAACCAGGATTCCGGCAAATTATGAAGTAGTCACAGCATAACATATTGAGTTTAGGAGGATAAGAAACCATGAATAATACAGCATTGAGAATTGAGAACGGTATGAGCAGTTTTGAGTTACTGCAGGCCAAGGTGTCAAGCCTTGAAGCAACAGAAAAACGCATGAGCATTGAAGAGGATCGCCGCATGGCTGCCATTGATGCAATGGATCGCACCTATAACAACCCATCCACGCCGCGCCGCACACGCTTTGAGCTTTCTATTGAGCTTCCTATTCAGCGTGAGGCGTTGAAAAATTACCACAATGAGCGCAGCCGGGTATCTGCCGAGCTTCGAGGATTGAGAACGGCTATTGACCTGATTCTAACCGTTTCCAACTACGGCGGAGAGGTTACACCAGGAAACCGCCGATTGATTGAGAGTATTTTAATCTAATCCGTTACATTGTAACGATATGTAACACGTTGTAATATGGAGGTAACGTAAATGGGTAACGTAGTAATGAGCCTTAACGATAGAGAATTGACCTTGTTAAGTGATGGAATCTTGGCGATGATTGGGAACGCAGGACAGGCAAAAGGCCTTGTGCGTGATACAAAATCGCAGGACGCTATTGACTCCTACATGAAAGAGTTGCAGAGATTGAACAGCAAATTGTGTAATGCCGGCATCCGGTAAAGAAAGGATTGAGAACCATGAGAAAGAAAAGCGTATTTATCAACTGTATGGAGGCATTGACCGCAAACAGAAAACACAGCGAGGCCCGCGTACTTCTCAATGCAGGACTGAAAGAGTCCGCAGAGAGACAGACCGCTACCACCGCTCCGGCGTATGAACTTACAAAGCCGTATATCTTCCCTGCCGTTGATGGCAATATGACTTATCACACCTCATGGGGATCTCATGGAGTAAAGAACGAAGCCGAAACCATATTGAGTGTATTGAACTCTTTCCGCCTCCGCTCCACCCTTGCAAAGATCAACCAGGGACCACGCCTTACACAGTATGTTATTGAACCGGCTCCCGGAACTCAGGTACAAGCTATTTTGAGACATGAAAAGGAATTTCAGGCAGCCTTACATTGCAACGCCTCTTTGAGATTTGATAATGGCTATGTGTATATTGAGGTTCCGACCGGTACAGAAACCGTGTTCCTGGGCGATATGCTCATTGATAATGAGTACCAGTCCACCGATGGTTTTACAATGGCAATCGGCATGGCGGTTGATGGTTCTAAACATTATATTGATATTGCCAAGGCTTGCCATATCCTCATTTCTGGTATGACCGGATCTGGTAAATCAATCGTTCTGCATAACCTCATCTTGTCTCTATTGATGAAAAAGAATCCGGCACAGATGCACTTATATATCATCGACCCAAAAGCAACAGAGTTTGAGTATTACAAGAATCTTGCAGCGTGTACGGTTGTATCTGAGGTAAATGGTGCGGTTGAGCTATTGAAGAGCCTTTGTATTGAGATGGATCGCCGCTACTCCGTTCTTGCATCTACCGGTTGCCGTGACATTGACAGCTACAATGCGAAGTTCGCAGATGCTCCTATGAGACGTGACATAGTTTTCATTGATGAGTTATCAGACCTTATGAGCATGGGTGGAAAATCCGTTGAGGGACATATTGTAAGAATCGCACAGAAAGCCCGTGCCTGCGGCATCCACCTTGTAATCGCTACACAGTACCCGGTTGCAAAGGTTGTTACCGGATTGATTAAGGCGAATATGCCTACAAAGATCTGTCTCCGTGTTGGTACAGTCACAAACTCTATGGTTGCATTGGATATGGCCGGCGGCGAAAAGCTCATGGGACATGGCGATATGCTCTTTCTCCCTAACGGTTCTCTTTCCCCGGTAAGGTTGCAAGGTGGGTTTGTATCTGAGACGGCAATCAACAATGTCGTTGCCGGTTTGATGAAAAATCAGTAAGTAGGAGGATGGTTAGAATGGCAGGAAAGACAACAACAGCTTGTACGCATGAACAGTACGAGACTATCATAAAAACTTTATATGAGGGCATTGGAGACTGCATACAGCCTAATCCCAGGATTGCTACGATCCTCGTTATTGAGGCGAATGTAGGATTGCGTATTGGAGATACACTCTCCCTCCGGCGTTCCTCTTTTATCAAGACGCCATCCGGTCACGCTTTTAATATTATTGAGCATAAGACCGGAAAGGTTCGCCGTTTCAAGGTTCAGGAACAGGTCTACAACTTCCTCCTTGAATATGCGGACTCTGAGGGCATTGAGGGCGATGATCTGATATTCCCTATCGGTGTCCGGGCAGTGCAAAAGCATCTGAAAAAGGTTTGCGACTGGCTCGGTCCTGGGTATGAGGATATATCCACCCATTCGTTCCGTAAATACTTCGGAACAGAGATTTACTACAAGAACGGAAAGGACATTGAACTGGTCCGCCGCCTGTATCAGCACAGTTCCGCCGCCGTTACGGCTCGTTACTTGGGTGTTACGGACGAAAAGATTGAACAGGCATTAGATTCCCACGTTGATATTATTTACCGCCCCAAATGAGGCGCATATATAGTAATGGTTCCTTATAAGATTTGTCTATTTGAGTGTCGTGTAACAGGTTTCTGGCAGTTTTTAATGTGAAAACTGCTGCCGGTATGAGGGTTGATAACGGCATACACCATCCCTTTGTTGGTTGACAGGTTTTCCGGCTTTAATGCGAAACCGGATAAGGATAGTGGGATCTCCTGACATTCGCGTATCTCCGGCGGAGCGCACGATGCCGCTTGATAAGAACGTGTCCAAATAGACAAATGCTATAAGGAACCATTGAAGAAATGGAGGTCTTAGGCATGATTGATATTACAAACTGCAATAAAATCATAGTCGATACCATCGGGAAAACAGAGAAGATCATTGAATGGTATCAGCAAAATAAAGATTGGTTGGATGCCGAAGAGTTCCGCATCCCCATCCCCTCCGCATTGGTTGAGCTGCCGGAGGAAGATATTAAATTCTATTATGAGCAAGAGGGTGTATTCGTCAGGATGCATCTGTATATGGGTGGCGTGTATGTCTGCAATTATCGGTATGATCCGAAAACTCAGGAAATCGAAAACATTGTCTTTCCTGCCGGATTAAGCAAAGAGAAACGAAAGGTTGCCCGGATGGTTCTTGCCGCTGACAGAACGCCATACAAGGAGGCATTGAAGTTCCATTCTCTCATGTGTTTTGCAACTCATTACCGCAACTGCATTGAGACTACGGAGCAGAAAGAGAAACGCATTTCTCATAAGCATCGAAAAATCCTGCGCCGTTCCGGCGGTGCTACACCACTGATAACCACATACCGCATTGATAGCAGACCTGTTCCTGCAGACGGTACAAAAAGGCACTACACAAAGCCTACCGAACAGGTAAGTGTGAGGGGATTTTACCGAACTACCAAAACCGGTAAGCGTGTATGGGTTCGCCCTTTCACAAAATACAATGGAAATTCTGGAAATAACAAAACATACAAAGTATAGGAGGATCACTATGAGTAATTTGAAAGTTTATGCAAAAACCATCGAAGATGAGGCTTTGGAACAGATTAACACTCTTCTGTCTCAGGATGCCTTTAAGGACTGTAAGGTTCGTATCATGCCGGATGTTCACGCCGGAAAGGGATGCGTCATTGGCTTTACTGCGGATCTCGGAAACAAAGTAATTCCAAACATCGTTGGCGTGGATATTGGATGCGGTATGCTTTGCGTCAGTTTAGGGCATATGGATTTTAATGCTGTTACATTGAATACTTTAGATCGTGTTATCCGCACCTATGTTCCAAGTGGGAAAAATGTGCATGATGGGCGGAAAATGCGTTTTGAAGAATTGAAAGAACTTTATTGTTACCGGGAATTAAAAGATACCAAACGTCTCGAACGCTCTATTGGCACTCTCGGCGGCGGCAATCATTTCATTGAGGTTGATGTTGCAGAGGACGGTTATAAGTATCTGATTATCCATACTGGCAGCCGCAATCTTGGGAAACAGGTGGCAGACTACTATCAGAACCTTGCCTATGAGTTGATGTGCGGTAAGGATGATTTGTATGATCGTCAGGAAAAGCTCATTGCCGACTACAAAGCCGCTGGAAGAAAATCTGAGATTGAATCCGCAATCAAGGAGCTGCGCCGAAACTTCCGTGCTGTCACTCCGAAATTGCCGAAAGACCTCTGTTATTTAGAGGGTAAGTACCGTGAACAGTATCTCCATGATATGAGGATATGTCAGAAGTTTGCCTACATGAACCGTGTTATGATTGCTCAGATTATATGCAATCACATGGGATGGGGTGTTGATGCAGATATGCCGGACTTCTTTGAGTGCATCCACAATTATATCGACCACGACTCCAACATCGTCCGTAAAGGTGCTATCTCTGCCAAGTACGGAGAAAAGGTTCTTATCCCCATCAATATGCGCGACGGATGTATTCTCGGAACCGGTAAGGGAAATGAGGATTGGAACTGTTCTGCGCCGCACGGAGCCGGACGGATTATGTCCCGGATGAAAGCAAAGGAAACTCTCAGCATGAGAGACTATTCACACTCTATGGACGGTATCTACACTACTTCTGTGTCAGAGGAAACCATAGATGAGGCACCGATGGCAACAAGCCTATTGATGAGATTGTGGAATGTATTGGAGAAACCGTTGATATTCTTGCGATTCTGAAACCTATATATAATTTCAAGGCAAGCGAATAATGTGGCATTGATAGACACATTGATGTATAATGGACTAAACATTTATATAGGGAGGATATGTCTATGAAGATGAGATATTTTGCCATACTGTTACTGTCGGCCGTTCTTTTGACTGGTTGTGGTGGCAGTACATCTACCAAAAATGGCACTACTGCGGTAACGACTACGACAGAAAGTAAAGGCAAAACAGACCTTGCAGATTTGATGAGTACGCAGGATTATTCCTGTACTGTGGATGATTCTTTTATGTATTACGTTATGTATGTAACAAACAATTCAGATAAGGTTGTGAGTATTGATCTGAATGTGACCGCATTGGATTCTTCCGGCAGTATGGTTGGTTCTTCCAGTGATGGAACAAAAGCGGTTGCTCCAGGGCAAACAGCCTGTATATGGACCACATTTGATGAATGGGATAAGATTGATAGTTTTGATTACGCTCTGTCCGTATCTGAGGAAAAAGAATACTCTCCTGTCTATTCTGACTTATCCGTTGACTACAATACTACCGACAGCGGCATTGTTGCATCCGTGACAAACAACGGAACTTCCGCCGCAGATTATGTGTGGATGGATGTGGTGTACCTTAAAGATGGGAAAATGGTTAATTTTAGCGAATTATCTTTTATGGATGATAACCAAGAATTGCAGCCAGGTACAACTCTTTCTCAGGAGGGCACTTGCTACTCTGATTCCGGTTTTGATGATGTAGTGATTGCCATAAATGGCAGGAAATGATTTAAGGCAGAGGTTTTATTCCTCTGCCTTTTCTATGAGTTCCCATGCCTTTTCATCGCCAAATTCTTTCCTTACGGCTTTCCATAATCTGAGATACTTCTTTGATTCTCTGTCCCTTTCAGTCCTTGCCTTGTCAATCTGGCTTCTGAGGCGGCTTATATACTGCTCGTCCTCTGTCTGAATCAGCTTATCTGAGTCACGGTACAGTGACCGGATCATACTTTCTTTGAGCATTTCCACCCACGGCGTAGATACCTCTGTACTGCGCCCATTGATTGAACGGCGTGTTTTATATTCCCTATCGGATAAATCCTGTTTCTTGGCTTTCTTGGCGCAGTAATTGCCAATATACACGCCAACCCAGTCTGGGATCTCTCCTTTGACCTGATCGTAAAGTTCTCTGGTAAGCACATAATAGTTGTAGTGACCTACGAACGATTTAACTGCTGCACTATGGAAATCTGCCTTTGATACCTTGACCTCATAGCATCGGAAAATGCCCTTTGTGTCGTATGTCATGTAGTCCACACGCTCCTTGCCTCCATATCCTATTGTTACCTCATAGCAGCCAAATGTTCCCATTTTGTATGTGGCTCTTCTGATTGCTTTTTCCAACGCTACGGTTTCTGCGGTTTTCATTTCAGGTCCTCGATTGAGAACACCAGACCTACGCAGTAGACCTCTCCATCTTCCCAAATATCAAATCTCTCACAAGGAATTTCTGTCTCATACGTCCATGTTGCCGGAAGTCCGTCTCGGTTCATTCCATCACACCATCTGGCATCTATCCAGTTGGCACGTTCTTCTCCCTCCTGGTCTACGCCGTCTCTGTCGAAGTACACTCTTCCTCCATCGAAGCAACCACCCTCATCGTAGATTGCACCATCGAACTCCATGAGATCGTCAGATGCTCCGTAAACGATAACCAGGCCGCTTTCCTTTGCTTCCTGCTTTACATCGTCAAAACTGTCTCCGTATGCTCTTCCATTGAGCTTGTCTGCTAATTCTCTTGCTGTAATCATCACATATCCTCCTTAATCCGTGTATACCACTATTTTCTGCCCCTCCATTCTGTAACCAAAACAGAGGTTTCCGCCGTCTGCTATGATTGCACAGTCATGGTCGGACAGATTATTTACGTTTCCGATAATCTCATAATATTTACAGGCATATCCGCTTTCTCCACTCATAATAACGGTTTTCTTGGAAAGAATCTTATTCCGCTGTTTCTCTGACATATAATCCCACTCATACGGATATACCACAACTGCCTTGTCCTTGATCTTTTCATACTCCTTGAACCATGTTTTTATCATTGTCCGACTCCTTTCTTGCATATTTGCATCCTGAGAAGTTTGTTCCGGTATCAAGAAACATATCCAGAATGATTTTCTCACTCTCTCCGCAGAAATTTATGTGTCCTGTCTTTGTGTGCTTGACTATCAGTTTTTCACAGTTGAGGCAGCACGCCTTTTCGTTCCGTTCCTCAAACATCTGTAAAGCCGTCTTATTCATTCTTGTTTCCTGCCCTTTTGAAATGATCCGCAATTTTGCAGATTGTAACGTCTCCAATTCCTTTGATTGATGAAATCTCTTTGAGGAATTTGTTAATATCAACGCCACCGGAGGACTTTTTCCCCTGATTAAAACCCTCACTTCTGGCTTTCTCCACTCTATCCTCAACATAATGTACCAACTGCTCATCTGTCATTTTGCGGATTTTAACCGCTTTTTCATGTACCTTATCTTCATTTACTGTTCTGCGGCAGCTTCTCTTCTTTGCCATTGCAATCCTCCTATCTCATGTATGTTGTAACGATGCACGCATCGTCCTCCGGTGTCCTTGGGAACTTAAAAATAAATCCGGCTGACATTACATCATCTTCGCATCTTTTAAGGTTTTCATATTCGCAGTAAACATTCGTTGGCCGATTCTTCTCTCCGTCCCATACTCTTGCCACCACTTTTCCCGGAAAGTCTTTCGGGCTGTCATATATCACTACTAGCGGCACTTTTATATCTGAATAGTCCACCAGATTAAGTGTCGGTACTCTCTTATACAACGGCGTGTTCTGCTTTACTAATTTCTTCTGTTTGTTCACTCCCATACCTCCTGTAATTCCACATGGAATGATTTCAATAGTTCATCGTCCATATTTGACATAAATGTTCTGTACGATATGTCTGGCTTATTTTCCATAAACCACTCTACCGCCTTTTGATTTTTGGCTGTTCTGGTAGATAGATTTCTCCAATTATCCTGATACCGAACCCGTTTCAATTCTCCGTACCATACAAGAAATCGTTCTCTCGTGCCATTCCTATCAATCCTCATAGGCACATACGGATCAACAATCTCGTAATCTATCCGCCGGACTGCTGCCGGAACTGCCATAACCCACATTTCTCCTGTGGCAACGGCATCCGGCACTTTATCCGCTATCTGCTCCGGCATGAGGATAGCATCACTCTCTATGTAATACGCATGGATAACAACCGGCACACCGACTCTTGCCATGTTGTACGCCACTGTTCCGCCTTGCGGCATCGCTTGGATTGCACTCAATATGTTAGGTGCTACGCATATCCTTGGAGTGGTGTTGTCCTCATCCGGGCAAATCTGTTTCGGAACTCTCGGAACAAATCTCTCTACTTCATCAAATGAAACGTGAACACATTTACTGTTGTTTCTTTTTCCTCTTTGCTTCATCCTTTTTCCGTTGGCGTTCCTCCCAATAGGGATGTTCCAACCTTTCTAGTCCAGTGCATCCTATCTGCAGGCACTTATGGACTTTCATTTGCTTCGTTGATAGATACCCTTTGTGTGTTTTGCAGTACGCTACCGGCGATTTAACCATATTCTTATCAACGCTCTGGAATAAATCAGGCATGGATAAGGGCTTTCGGAAACTCTTGAATGAGTTCTTCGCCCCAAATGTCTGTGAGGCTTGGTTTCATAAATACCGGTATGTTGTACTTTCTGCACTGCTCCACAATATTTTCAATCCATTCTCGTCTTGGTATGACTTTATCTTTTCTGCTGCCAGTCTCAGCTCCTACGATTATCCACTCCGGGATGTATGATTTCTCACTCAGCTCTCCGAAGTCTGCCAGTATAGGCTCTACTGACAAAAACGTATGGAACTCATAGTGTCCGTCCTGCCCCATATACTCCGTATCTGGATCTGTGACTGTCGTTCCGTACCACATATTATCTCTGAGTGGTAATTCTCCGTAATGATGCAGTTCCATATATCTTCTGGGATTCTTCGTGAGGAAGAGGTAATTATGCTGTGGAGCTTTCTCACAAGCATTAAACACTTCCCTGATCCATCTATCAGGAACCCACTCTCCAAACACATCCGACATTGAACCGACAAAGATATTTCTCTGCCTCTTTTTGTCTCTGTATTCTCCCATGCGGTATCTGTGGATTGTCGGCACAAATCCATGCGGATAGGCACATCTGAATTGTTTTCCGGTCTCATCATCAACATAATACGGTTGCTCATTGATCTCATAAGTTTCAGAACCATCGTCTCCGAGTTTGTATGTCTCAGGTTCTACCAGATGGCATCCTTTCCGTGATACAAAGCGGTTTGCAATACCTCTAGCATAACAATAAGGGCATTTATGACGGCAGCCGGTAATCGGATTCCATGTGCTGTCAGCCCACTCTATTTTCGTTTTATCCAAGTCTCTTCCTCCTACCTGTGTATTTCCC